ATTAAGGGAAGTTACTGGTCCTTTAAATGTAGTATTTGCCATGTTTATATCCTCCTAGTTTTGCGAACATAGTCTCTAGGCCGTCGACTGTATTCGTCTATGTTCTTTAATTATACAGTGTCAAGAATATACTCTTATTTTAAATAGAGCGCAAGAGGTCTTGTTATGAAAGTGTACTTTCTGAAATGTAGCTTTTTTTTAAGTAGCTACTGAAACTTCGGGAGCAGCATCATCAAGTTTATTTTGCATTTGAGCTTTTTTAGCCTCAGCCGCTTTTATATGGCTAATAACTTCTTTGATCTTATGATCAATGTTAACCATATTGAGAGTATATCTACCCTCATTCAGATGCTCCTGTTCCCAGTTCAACTCCAAGGACCTCTTTTGTTTGTAAAGGTCGTTTAAGTGTATTTGCATCATAAATCTCCTCGTAAGTAATCCATTTTTTACTTTTATCGTAAAATCCTGATTTATCCCACTTTACACTATTTTCTCCCAACTTGTCAACTATAGATTGTTCTATAGCTTCTGGCAGATCTTTTGCTTTAATCGTAAATTCTGTTCTGTATCCGTATGCAAATATTTTAACTTTGAAGTCTTTTTCCATAATACCTTTTGTCTTGTAAATGTGGCGGTTTTTAGACCGCCACATTAATTTAATTAAGATTACGCTCCTGGTGAGCCGAAAATACCTCTAGGGTCAGAAAAGCCGAAGCTGTATCTTTCTCTAGCTTTGTATCTTACGTTACCAGTATCGAAGTCACCTTCCATAGCTGTCTTAATTGGTGCTCTAACAAACATTTTCATGCCGTTAGGTACATCTGTCTTGATAAAAAACGCATCAGTGTCAGTTAGGAAGTTGTTAACCACATAACCTTGTGGAACCATTCCCATAGACGCGATTGCGTTGATATCATTGTCAGCTGTTCCAACTCTACCTTGAGATTTCATTAATCTCTCAGCAGTAAATTGAAGCGCAGAAGGAATAATCATTTTCATTCCTTTAGCTGCAATTTTAAGACCTCTTTCGTCAGTCATTGCTGCGATGTCTATCATAGACTGCTCCAATGATGTTTCGTTCAAGTCAGCAGAAGTTGCTAACTCGTTCGAGAAAGATCCCGCTAATGTCGGGTGGTCGTCAGCACATAATGCTTTTCCGTCGCCACCTTTGTTGTTAGCGTTGAATGCATTGTTTAGAACGTTTGCCGCTTTCACTTGTTTAGTGTTCGACATAGATCTAGCTAATGCTTTTGTATATCTAGACGCAAGTCTGTCATACAAATTATCTTCAACCGCTTCTTCAGTGATCGCGAAAGCAAGTGCTATCGTTTCATGAGTGTATCTAGCTGTGAAAGTCTCTTGTGCATCATCAAATGATACGCCTTGACCTTCTGCTTTAACCTGTGCGTTTCCAAATCCAGATAACATAACTTCTTCTTCAAAAGCTCTGTCAGAATTTTCTGTGTCAAAGATTTCAGCATGCTGATTCTCATATCTTTTATACTCCAGGCCAAATAGAGCATTTAAACCTGGTTCTAGTTCTTTAACTAGCTGTGATCGTGATATTGCCATAGTTCATTTCCTCCTATTATATACCTGTAGCCAAACTACCGACTAAGTACTGGTGTAAGTTGATTTTAACAACTAACGAACAGTTTGCCGCTGTTTGGTCTGAGTTTTCTGGGTCTTCAGCCACTCTAACAATTCTAGACTGTTTAGCAGTTGTTGCTGCTGAGCCAATTGTTAGTTGAATTGAAGATCTACCGTTTGTACTGTCACCAGCTGAAGCCGCGCATGCATAAGTCAGTCCAATTTTAGACTTTCTTAATGCTAACGTGCCTCCGAGTGTAGCGTCAGATGCAACGATGTATTCCTGAAAAGGATCATCGTTAACAAATGCAGTTACGTCTTCACTATTCGCTGGAGTTATGCCACCTGCATAAAAGTTACTGAAAGTTGGTTTTAAAGATGTTCCATCTGTGTAGAACACACCATTTAAAACTCCAACCATTGCAGTACCGTTTGCTGCAGTAGTGATATAACCACCTGTTGAAGCATGAATGTTTACTTTTACAGGTTCTCCATTGAAGATAGCGTTAGCGTCACCTGCATCGATCTCGTACTTAGATTGCCCTTGAATAGCTGGAGTGTTTCCAACTCTCATAGCAGGTCTGAATCCGAAACCTTGAGTGTTTTTATTTGCCATAGTTTATCTCCTTTTGTTCACGACACATGCCGTGAACGGCTTATTGTTAATTCAGTGATTTAGAATCGTTAAAAGATTAACTTTTCTTTGTACCACCGAAGGTTACACGAGTTTGCCTTTCACTATCGATCGGCATACTTGGATGCTGTTCCTTCATAAGATCGTTATTTACTGCTTCGTCTCGAGCTTCAGTTTGTTTTCTAAAGTACTCTTCACGAGCTTTTGCGATCTCCTCTGGTATCCTAGCCAGCAATAGGCCGCCAACCCCTATGACTCCTGCATATTTACCGTCTTTGACAGTTGGATAGTCAGTTCCTGGATATTGGTCCGCTCTCACGAGTTCCCATCCGGATCTGATCTTGCCGGACATGTTTTGACTATCGTCAAATCCCATTGTCTCAGCTCTTATCCATCTGTGCCTAAAACCGTCTGGCGCAGGTGGTGCATCTAAAGATGACGGGGGAGTCCAAGTAGTAGGTCTTTTAACCTTGTCTCTTGTCTGACTCGCGCGATGAGTTTTTATGTTGTCGTTTTTCATGTTACGCCTCCTTCGCGATTAATTGTTTTGCGTACTCTTCAAGTGGCACACCTAATCTTTTAGCGATTGCCGTTTGTGATGGTGTGAGTTTCACAGTTTTTCTGCGACCTGTAACGCTTGGTCGTTTAGCTGATGCTACAGTTTGAGCTGGTTTAACAACTTTTTCTGTAGAACCTTCCATCTTACCAAATTTATTTGGAAATTCAACCCTCATTCTTTTGTCTATTTCCGTATAATATTCGTCAGATGCAGGGTCGAAACCTTCCTTCTCTACGAGTGTTTTATGCATGTCAAATGCAGTATATGTCATTGCAGTATCATTACCAAACCAGCTATTTTTAGCTGCCCAAGCTTCTGCTTTAGGATCAGTTCTAACAGGTTGTGTAGTCTGTTGAGGACTTACATTAATTTGTTTTTCCTGTTTTGGTTGTTCTTCCTTCAATGTTTTAAGAGAAGCTAATCTAACTGCGTCTGCATTTAAACTTGCCATTTGTTCTTGAGCTTTAACTTGAGCATCAACATCACCTGCTTCAATTGCACTTTTCAATGCAACTCTTGCAGCTTCCATATTTGTTTTTACTCTAGATTCAAACTCAGAAACATAAGACTTGTCCAGCTTAGAAAATCTAGATTGCAAAGAATCTCTTTCTTCTTTAGCTGTTTTTGCATAAGCGATTGCTTCTTCTTTTTGTCTTTCTGCTTCACGCATTTTTCGAGTTAATTTAGCAATACGTTTTTGAACGCCTTCACTATATTCTTTTAACTCGTCTTTTTTCTCTTCTTCCTTTTTCTCTTCTTTGACCTCAGTCTTAACAGGCGTATCCTCCACCTGTTCAACTTTGATCTCTTCCTTCTCAGCAGTTGTCTGCTCTTCCGGCTTCTTTTCTAGATCGACTTCAGTTTCACTTTCATTAGTGTCTCCTACATCAACCATAGGTTCTTTTTTTATGTCTTCTTCTTGCATAGTTCCTTCCTATGTTTAAATGTAATGAAGAATTGATTCGGGATCTTTAACAGTCCCTAACACTTCATCATCGTTTAGTATTCGCACTTCTCCACCTTCTATTGGTAATCGTGATCCTGCATATCTTGCAAAAATCACCCAATCTCCTAATTTGCACCAAGGTTCATTAAATTTTTCTTTGTCCTTGTATGCAAGATCTCCCATCTTTAAAACATAACCACAATTTGTAGCTATTCTTGCTTTGTCTAAAGATTCTTGAGCATAAATAATTCCGCCTTTAGTTTTTTCTTTTGGTGTAAAAGGTAAAACTAAAATTCTGTATCCTGTTGGATTTGGTAATTGATCTTTTTGACTTTCAACGTCTTCTGGATCAAGTCTTTTAACGTCTGATTCTTCTTTTTTGTATTTATCTAATAATGCTGGTTTATTTTTTTGAATCTCGTCCTGAGATGTCGATGATTGTTCCTTTTTCATTTTTTTGCTCCTTTTCATTAAGCAGGTTAGAGATTTCCTGTAGCGCTATTTGTGTAGCGTGTGCTTGTCCTAACATATATTTATATTTTTCCATATTGTCAACCCCATCCATTAGACTATCACCTATTGTTTGTAAATTTTTGTGTAGGGTTGTTCTTAACTTAGTTATTAACTCAAAAGTATCCATTCTCTTCTCTCTCCTTTGTTATTTATTCTTATTTATTGTATCACCTAATTTTTTTAAAACTTTATCTGTTTCAGCAAAAGTTTTATTTAACTTTTCTTTAGTCTTTTTATATTTTTGATCTATATCAAACTTTTCAGCAGCCATTTTAGCTTTTTTTGCTGCAGCTTTTACACCTGCAACAGTTTTTTGACCCGCCATTTTAGCAAATGGTTTAACTGCCTTATAGACATTATAATATTTAGACATTACTTCTTAGCTGTTTTAGCTGATCTTTTTAAAGCTTTTTCTGTAACAGTTCCTTTACCTTTTCTACTTGTACCAGCTTTTTTTCTTCTGTTCATGTAGTAGTAAAGACCTTTTTTAGCCATTCTACCGTCTTTTGTTCGGTGATAGCCTTTTTTTACAGATTTACCTTTTTTATACATCTGTCTGATCATTCCGCCTCCTGCTTTTTTGGTGCCACTTCTTAATTTTGCAAAATCTGCACCTGTGATTTTACCAAAAGGTGATGCAACATCTAACTTCTTCTGTCCACCAACTAAATTTCCATTACCAAATTTTTTTCTCATTATTTTTTGCCTCCGTTTTTTTTATCTTTATCTACTGTGCTAGGAAATGCTGTTCCCATACCCAATGATCCAGCAAGTAATTTTGAATATCCTTTAACTTTGTCTATTGGATTTGGAGAGTTCATTTCTCTAATCATTTTTTCAGAAACTTTATCTGCTTTTTTTTCAATTTTTTTAAAAGCTTTATAAGCTGCACCAAATCCTTTTTTAGCTAATCCTACTCCAGACATTATTTTTTGCCTCCGTTTCTAAATATTTGTGTACCCTTTATACCAAAAATACTCGCAACTACAAGTATCCATAAGTTCGTGAACCATGAGGGAAGAGTAGAAAAGTACTCAAAAAATAGTTTTACTTTGTCCATAGCTTCCGGATCGTCACTTATGACCGCCCAAGCGAGCACAACTATCGGAGCACTTAAAATTATCAATACGAATTCGTCTTTCCAGTCGTTTTGACGTGCTTCTAAAAGTTTGCCTTGGTAAGCTTCTTTTCCTTCGGCCATTTTTTGCGCATGCATATGTTGTGCATCCGCCATAGCCATCTTAGTTTGTTGACGTTTTTTGTATATATGGCTTCCAGCTTGGATTGCCATCTTTGCTAAACTGAACCAAGCCATAATTAGAATAGTTTTGCGTTTCTTTTCTTTTCAGCTAACATTCCTCTTTGACCTTTAACAGGAAATGTTTGTGTTTCAGCAGGATTAGTGGCTTCAATAACAACACCACCATTTTTAAAACCATCTTTGTTTAAAAATTGGCTGTGTTCAACTACTACTTTTCCTTTTTCTTTTGCTTTTTTCATATTTGCTCCTTATAAATTACTTTACTAGTTTTTTCTACCCCTGTCAGCACCATTTTTTACTGCATTTGACATCATTTGCTTAGTCAAAGACGTTTCAGCTCTTAATTCTGCTAAATCTTCGTTTTGTTCTAGCTTATCTTCAGCAATTTCTCTCGCTTGCATCAATTTAGACGTATCAATATCAATTCTTGACTCATCATACTTACGTTTTCTTTCATTTTCCATTGCTCTTAGGTCAACTTCTCTAGATTTTAGCTTCAATAGAGGGTCTCCATCCATTTGAGAGGTAATTTTGTTTTCTTCTTTAGTGTATTCAGCTGTCATTTCAGCAACTAAGATAGCTTTTCTTGCTTCTATCTTCTGATTTACTGCTTGTATCTGTTGTAGTATCTGTGGATTCTGTGCTGCCATCATAGTCATTTGTTGTACTTGCATCATTTCTTGTGCAAACTCTAATTGTACTTGTTCTTGTGCCATTAAAGTTATGTGTTCAAGTATGTTTTTTTGTATTGCAGCCATCATTGTTGGATTATTTCTAACCATATTTAAACCCATAAACGCTAAGTGAGCATCTATGTGTGCTTGATGGTCTTGACCAGGGAATGCTTGGAAAGGTTTCATACCCATTGCCATAATATGTTCTATACTTGGATCAACTGGTTTTGGTTGCATTGGTGGTGGTAAAATTCCATTTATATTTTTTACACCAATTGCTTCATACATAGATCTATATGCTTGATACATGTTATGCATAGTTGGATTTGATGTAGCTAATTGTAATTGTGTTTGTGCCATTGATATTCTTTGTGTTTGAGAAAAGATATTTGGATCTGCAACCGGTAAAATATCTACTCTGTCGTCGAAGTCTTGTACTTTTACTGTTTTTGCTCCACCAGCAACATCATATGGATACTCAGGTGGTAAGTATGTTTTGAATACATCAGCTAATAATTTAAATTCTTGTTTTAATCCTACATATAATCTTTTGTGAATAGCAGACATTGTTCTGCTTCCTCTTTCAAGTAACGCAACTGTTGTACCTACTGCAGCTCTTTGATTACCGTCACCCACTTGCATATCTGCAATTGCCGCAAAACGTTGACCTGCTCCTACAACTGTACCTAATAATTGTAAAAGGACCGCTGATGGTTCTTTGTATGGTAGAGTCATAAACTGATCTCTGATGTTTCCACCAGGAGCATCTACATCTCTAAACTCACCAGGTTGTAAAGGTTGTGCATCATCTCTTACTCTTATGCCTCTTGATTTAAAACCAGCTGGCAGGTTAGATAATGTTCCAGCATCTAACAACTGTCTTAAAGCTGTGGTCGCTGTTCTTGACAGTCCACCTATCATGTGGATAAGACCAAAACCATAAAAACCTGTGCCAGGTAAAAATTTAAATTGCACAAAGTAATTTATTTTGTTTTTTCTTATGTCACCTTCTTTGTAATTTCTTCTAATAGATAAAACTTTTCTAGATCCTTCTTCTATAGTTACAACATAAGGAAGTTTAATTCCTGTAGGTTCACCATCTTTCATATCTTCAAAACCTTCTAGATCTACGTTAACATGACACTCAATAAGTGTGTACATATCATCTTGTTTTAATTGTTTAACACCTTCTAACTCTTGTTCTTTTTTAGTTATCTCATCGTTTTGCATATTAGGTGGTGTTAAATCTACATCTCTATAGAAACCACCAACTTGTTGTTTTCTTAAATCGTTTTTAGACATTTTAATGATGTGCATTACTGCTTCAGCATCATCTAGACTTGTAGCTGAGTAGGGTACCACCAAATCATCGGCAGGTATAAATTTAGATACCGCCCTACCCAATAGATCATCATAATAGACTTTCTTAAAAGTTGACCCGCTTAGAGGGAGGTAAAATAGCATCTGGTCAAACTCCGGTTCATACTCCTTCATCTGGTCCATGATCTGGTAGTTCATAAAATCTTTTACACGGTTAGACTGATCTTGTTTAGCTGGTGTTTGTAATCCTAAAATTTGTGTTCTAACTGGACCATCAGCAGGTAATAACTCTTTGTATGCTTGTGCTTGGAATTGTGTAACTGCTTCTGCAAGAACTGGGTGAGTAACACCTGCAGCGCCTTTAAAAGGTTCTGTTCTTTGTGTGTATTTAAATCCTAAAAGATCTAAACCATTTCTATATGTGTTTTCCCAATCTTTTCTTGATGCTTTGTAATCTATATAATCATTCATCAGGTTAGCTCCTAATGGGTCTAAAATTGTACCGTCTAAAAGTTCTGCTAAATTTTGAAAGTGTGTGTTTGATGCTTGTGGAATAATAGCATTAGGATCAAAAGATATTTCTGCACCACCATCTAAAGTCTCTGTAACTTCAATGTCTTTTTGTGGTTCTACTGGAGTACCTGTATCTACTTCAATTGTTTTTTGATCTTCAACCGTAACTTCTGGTTGGTTAGGTAATGATTTATCTATATCTGCCATTATTTCTCCCTCGCGTTATGTACCATAATATTTAAGATAATCCAAGCCTTGTGGTTGAGGTCCTTTTTCAGGCGGTATTGCGCTTGGTCTTCTTATACCCACTATTCCACCACCTGCAAAATCATACTGTGTTTGACCTGTAATGTTGCCCATGGGTATTGTAGTGCCATATACATTTTCAATAGGTTGTACATTTTCTTTAATGTTTCCGAAATAATCTTTAATGTCCATAAACAACTCTTTTTTTGGAATTACACCATATTCAAAACGTCTGTCTCTATTTGCTTTTATTAAATCTTCATATTTAGTTTCAGCTTCTGCTGCTGCAGCCTCTGATTCAATTT